CGCAATCCCAACCTAAACACGGAACTTAAGCACCACGTTCGTGACCTATAGTCCTTTTCTGCGGCCTCCGCCCATGTGATGAACATGTTGGCGGCGTCCGCGAGTTGGTCGCCCTGCGCGGCCTTGACGTTAACGACGCTCCCGTTAGGGGCGGGAACCCGCCCACCAATGTTGACCTGCGCGCCCGTCCGACGGGCCTCATCGATCACGGCGGCGAGGATCAGGTTCGCGGCGGCGGGATCGTTCGTGTGCGCGGTGACTGCGTAAGGTGCTGGCTCCTGTGTCATTTGGTACTGCTTTCGTTGGACGTTCGTGTGTTGCGTTGCCTGTAACGGTTATCTGACAACGTGAAAGATCATAGTGGGAGAACGTGTCCCGTGCCACTTGACCAGCAGTTAAGTTGTGCAGTCTTGCGGCTCCAAACGCGCCCAACCACGATGAACACCATCAGGCGTAACAGCCTCCACCACATCCGCCGGTTCAGACAGGATCCCAACCGGGAACCGCTTGGTAATTTTGTGGCAATCGTCCGTCTGCCACCGCGTACCCTCCACGAGGACCACGCGCCCCTGTCGCATCTCTGCCAGGAAATATGCAGGTTTGTCAGGCATAATGCCCCCGCCCGCCCACAAGCCAGCAGCCAAAGCCACCAGCACCATAATCCATGCGACCACGCGCACGGCCAACGCCCCATTGGACCTCACAATCAGGCCCCCCTTCCGGCACGCGAGGCCCCCACGCTCACGTCAAGCAGCGCGGGGGCCTCAAGGTTGAATGTTCTGTGTATCCCACAGGGTTTGGGGAGGTGAGCGCACCCGCCGGGGCGGAAACCAGGGAGGGAGAGAGAGGTAGAGAACCCCCCTAGCCGTCACCCCGGCGAGAAAGCTCACCCCACCAAACCATGCGGCGGGACTGTCAAGCGGCGGGCGACTGCGCGAACAGTTCGCACGCCTTGTTTTGCCAAAGGATATCGAGCGTCAGCCCCCAATCGCCGCGCGGGGTGCCACACAGGTGATGACGCCAGTTCGGACGCATCATGTCAGGCAGTTCATGCGCCGTCGCAGGATCACGACGGTTCAACCACATGAGCGCCCCCAGCCGCACGTGCGCGGGCACGGGCCACTCACGCGACAGCTCCCACTTGCCTGACACTCGCATCTCACGGGCGAGGGCCAGGGGCTTATCGGCGTGCAGCAGCATATGCTCACCCGCCTGCCACGTGCTCTGCGGTTCACTACCCTTCGCGCACACCAGACGCATGGTGTGCCACCTGCGGCGCTCAGTGGGGGCATCGTAAACGACGCTCCACCCTGCGGCCTTAGCCGCATCACTCAGCATGTTGTTGTAGTACTGTTCCCAGTCTTCCATGATGCGCACGGCCGCCGCCGCCACGTCGCTTTCATCGTACCAAGCCATTGTGTTCACCCTATCTTTCAGTCTTGTTTCGTCTGCGCGTCAAGCGCGTTTGCCACGGTGTTGAGCGAGGCAGACAGGTAGGTCAGTGTCGGGCGGGCGCGCCTGTCCGACACAATATCGGCGTACACCATGACGTCGCTGAGGCTGCTAATGGCCCTGTCTAGGGCGGCAACAAGTCGCGCTTCATAGTCAGCCCCCGTCTCGCACTTGTGTACACGGTTCCGCGCGCCACTGAGGACTGCGTGCATAACGCGGGACGTGTGGGCAAGGCTTGTGAGCCAGTTTGCATATTCCATCCCGCTCACTCCTCGCCCGCGTCGGAGCCAATCAGGTCGGCCACGGTGTTGAGCGAGGCGGACAGGTGTTCCAACGCCCCGAGGGCAGCTTGCGCGTGTACGCGCACCATGCTCGCCTCGGGCGAATCTCCCAGCCGGTCGCCCAGCCTATTGTGCCTGTCACGCACGCCCGCCTCATGCAGTCGGAGGCTGAGCCGTTCACCCATGTAGGCTGCATCCCGCGCTAAGTCCCTCCATTTCAGGGCCATGAAATACGCCCTATTAGAGGTGTCAGCGCCCATCGTCAACCACCTTGCGCAGGTTGCCGGACCAAACCAGGTCAAGCAACCAGCCTTCCAGCTTATGCTTGTAGTCGCTGGCCTGCGCCCAAAGCGCCATATGGGGGGAGATGCGCACCCCCGCAACCTTAATGGGCGGGTGTGTTGAGTCGAGCATTTCGTTGAACGCATCGCAGGCGTCAATCCCGTCGAACAGGCACCCATCCTTATCAACCCACTGCGCCCAGTCGGGCGCGCCGCCAAGCTCCGAGCGCGTGAACTGTGTGCGCTCATCCCACAGGCGCACCATTTCGGCGCGCGCGTCATCCTCAACCTGTCCGTTTGATTCGACAGTTGTCAGGGGGAAAGTACCCATCTTTGCCTCACTCCCAATCGTCAGGGGAATCCACGACGGCGCGCAGATCGCCCGCCCCTACGCGCTCCTCGACACTGTCGATGATTGCCTTGGTTGTGAGCTGCGGGGACAGCGCTACCATCAACTCACGAACGCCCGCGTCAAACTCATCCGTTCCTTGCAGCCATTCTTCCGCCAGCGCTTCGATTGAGTACGCCGTGCCGTCACGGTCAACGAAGTTCGCCCAGTCGGGCGCGCTAATCGTGTCGCGCAGGACATAATCCCGCGCACTCCACTTCTCCAACAGGGTTTCCTGTTGTGCGGGCGTCATGTATTCAGCGGCCCGCATGGTCTTGCACTTGTTGGTATCCCTCACGGGGCACCACCTTTCACACTCGATTCCAGATCGGCTCACAGACACCATGCCCGTGAGCCTGTTCCCTGGCCCGGACTCGAACCGGCACAACGCTCACCATTCAAGCGCCAGGGACACCCTGCCGTCAGGCAATAACCACGGCCCCGCCCACCACAGGCGTATCACCCTTGAAGTCATGCACAACCACGGTCGGCACGCCATCAACGCTCGGCCTGTCTGCATCCTTATCCACGTACACCGTCGCATGCTCGTGGGCGTACACTTCGCCGCCCTCGCAGTAGACAACCGACTGACCATAAGCCGTCACATCAGCGTCGTCACTCATTTCAACAACCGCCTGGTTATGGGCAAACACGGACGCCTCGCCCTGCGCCACCACACGAGACACGCCCCGCGCCACAACCTCGGCACTGTCGAAAGCGTAAAACGGACACAGAGCGTGCGTTTCGACCGCCGCCCGATCCCACGCCTGGCCGCGCGCGTAGTAACCACATTTCCCCGTCGATGAGTCATGCCATATCACCCGACTGGAGCCAGTGGCATATACCCAGGCGTCATCGTGGGCTTCCACGCGGCTGCGCTCTCGCGCCGTCAGTCGCGCCTTGCCCGCTACGATCACGCGCGACTCACCGCACGCCTCAACCGCATGCCCGTGCGAGTCCGTCACGAAAATGTAGATCGGAATATACTTGCCCGGGTCCGAATCAATCTGAATCACCACGTCATCAGACGGGGCCACGGCCAGCGCCGCGTCCAACTCTTCCTGATTCGTCACGCGAACTACACGAGTCTCATTGCCCATTTCCTCAGTCTCCTATTCTATGTACCCAAGCGGCCACCATGGTCGCCCGTCGCTCCCTGTGCCCGGATCGAACAGGCCCTATATCACCCCACCATTGGGGACAGGGATAACCAGGGCGCTGGCGCGCCCAAAGGTCACACGTCGCCGAACTCTGCGGCGGCTTCGGCCACCATCTCATCCTCCCACCGACGGACTGCGTCAGAGACGGCGTCGGCCACCGCCCCGTCTGGGGTCCGCTCAATCGGGCCGCGCACGCCAGCGTAAATCTGTTCGGGCCACTCCGTGCGCGGGATGAACCGCTCAACCTCGGGCCACTCGCTTGTCTTGTCCGTGGAAGCGTATCCGCCCCTCACGCCGTCACCCCTGACCGCGAGGGTCACGCGCACGCCGTCCTGGTACTCAACGTACAGCTCAGCATCCACGTCATCCGCCACCGTCGCAACCAGGGCCGGGCAAGCCCCGAAGCCGTAGAAAGCACTCGACGGCTCTTCCCACATGTAGTCACTCATTTGTCATACCTTTCTCTCATTTTCGCACCCCACCCTAGGGGGCGCATCGTTCGCGGGGCCGGAATCGAACCGGCCATTACCTCACCCTTAAGCCCGCGATAACCTGCGTGTCACACGTCACGCACATTAGGATACCTGGTATCTACGCCTCATCCTCATCAACAAGGCGAACCAGCTCACCCGCGAACACGCGGGCCTCAAGCCACCCGTCAAGCATCTCGGTCATTCCGTCATTGCCGAGTTCCTTAATCGTCGCATCAACATGCGCTTCACCAAACAAGTCGATAGCGTCAAAGACCAGCCGCACCAGTAGCCCCTCACGGGACCAAGCGTTCCCGTCACGATCCACATACTCGGCCCACGCGGGCGCACCCACGTTCTCGCGAACCAGCCGGGCGCTATTGCCCCACCAATTCTGTAGCTCTTCCAACTGCCACACACTCAACCACTCCCAGGCGGGCGAGTGGCCGTCGCAAGGAAGCATAATCCGAGTAGCCATCACGAAACCTCATCTCACATTTTCAGGTAGGGCCACCGCCTTGGTAGCCCAGCCCCTTGCCCAGGAATCGAACCCAGGACGCCCACACGGGGGCGTGCAACCGACCTTGCCAAGGGTGAGAACCGTTAGCGGCCCTCAACACTGCGCAGTTCGCCGTCGGACTGCTGTGCATCAAGCCAATCTAGGAACCCGCAACGGAACGCGACGGGGTCAATCTGCCTAAGCGTGCGCCCTGCTGAGTATTCGTAGCCGCACACCGAAACAGGCTCCCAACAATCATCAAGCCCGTCAGAAAACGTGTCTTCAAGCTCGCTTTCGGTAAAAAGCTCGCCCGCCTCGTTCACGTAGTTAGCCCAGTCGGGCGCGCCCCCAAGCTCGCTACGTGTGAACGAGTCTCGCTCATCCCACGCATCCTGCATTGCTTCCAGCGCAGCGCCCGTAACCTCAAACATGAAGCTCATCGTCCTAGTCCAATCTCTCTGTGATCTGTGTCGAGACAAGCACACGCCATGCTTGCCCCCGCTCCCAGGGCAGGAATCGAACCTGCCTGAAACTCACCCTTAAGCCCGGGAAACCACCGCCGCTAAAACCCGGCGTAAAAATCCCAATCGCGCCGATAATCCGACAACCGCACATCCGTGTACGCATCCCACGCGCCCACGTCCCCGCGCATCCCACGCAGGGCCGCCCGCGTCACACGCCTAACCCGCTTGCCAACCAGGCGACGCGCCCCGCCATTCCACCGCGGAAAGTCCTGGTCAATCGCCACGCCCTCCGCACACCTGCGGATGCGCGCTTCCTTGACTCGCCACGGATCCGTCTTGTCCGTATGCGCCACTCCGCACACCTCCCTACACTCACACGTGACGCCCATCGTCACGCCCGTGCGCGGGCCGGGAATCGAACCCGGCTTGCACTCACCCTTAAGCCCGCGCCGCCCCCTACAATCAGGGGGCCAAAGACTCGCCTAAGCCGCCGCCGCTGGGGGAACCAGAACCGGCACGTACCAACTGCCCGCCGCCGCTTCCAGGCCGCCCTCATCGAGGGCCAACGCTCCCTCCGGGAAGTCACCGTCAGGCCACGCTGAGCCGTCCATCACGTCCCAGCCCAGCGCCCGCGCTGCCCACTCCAAAGCCTCAGGGAACGCCTCATACACCATCTCGCCAATCGCGTCAAGCCTGGCGTTACCCTGTGCAGACCGCCTGTACTCAGGGACCGAATCATCAACCCACCAGGCCGACGGATCATACTCGGGGCGTCCACACTCATCCCACGCCTCAAACACGCCACGCCACGTGTGCGTATTCCAGCGCGCCCGCAGTACGCAGTCATCCCAATCATCCGAACACGGGACGGTCATATCATCGTAGAACCAATCCACCAGCTCAGGGAGCGAAACTCCCACCAGCAACGAATCCCGAACCGACTGGCAAGCGCACTTCAATTCAGCTCGCCAATCCTCACAAATCCGCATCTCAGCCATCATGAAACCTCATCTCACATTTCCAATAGGCAACCACCATGGTTGCCAGCTCCCGGCCTGGGAATCGAACCCAGCTCACACCCACCACTAGGGCCGGGATAACCAGGGGACTAGTCAGTCCCCGCCAACCATCACAGGGGCCTACCCGCCAACATCGTGCGACAACCCAGCGCCCGGCGACGCATCCCCCGCCACACGCCCCAATCAGGCGTGAACGTCGGCCGGATCACGCGAAAAACCCGCGTAACCGCACGCTTCTCAGACGGCGAGAGATCGGACACGGTAACGCCAACCATGCCCCCGCCAATCCCCCACTCCAGGATGATAATCCCCGAGTCGCGCACCAGACAGTATCCGGTCCCCGACGAATCGAGAACCAAGCGCAGCCCCGCGCCAACGCTAAAACCAGGCTCAACATCAAAGGTCATAAGCCCGCGCAGCTTCTCAACAATGCTCACAGTGATCACCTCTCACACTCTCAGGTGCCCAGACCCCACCATGGGGACCGGGAAGCGCTGCCCACCATTAGGCGCGCCCGTAGGCGGTGCAGGAATTGAACCTGCCCGTGCGCCCCCGCTGCTAACGAGGCTCGCACGGCTCACCAAAGCCGCCCTAGTCCAATAACGGCGCGCGCTGCGATTAAGCCAGCCGGGAAGCTCAAGGCCAGCCCTAACGACGGTGTGACCTACCCAAAGCCCCGCCCCTACAGACGGGGCCGCTTGCATGGCAGGTGAGTGACCGCGCTAGGCAAAGCGCGCACCAATAGGCGAAAAATCCACTATTCAGCAACGCCTGTGAACCAGGCCAAACAACCAGCGCTCAGAACTACCCGCGCCGCGCTCTCACCGCGCCGCCTCGTTCGGCGATGACACAAGCATAGGCCCGACCCGGGCCAAACGCAAGCCCGACGCCGAATCGTGAGACGTAAAGCGACCACAACCCGAGACAACCGCACAACCAAGCGCCAAACTAGACGCCGGCCACAGACGCCGGCCGCCCACTGTCAAACACCCACCAGGGGGCATCACGGGGGCAATCAAGCAAATGAGACGCCAATCACAGAACGTACAGGCTAGCGCCCACACCCAAACACGCACACGCGCACCTATCGCACATACGCCCACACGTCAAGCCCGCATCCCCAACGCACACCCACACCCGTACCCACACCATCCCCCTCCACCAATAGCGCGCGCAATCGGCCGAACAAAGCGCGCACGCAAGCCAGCGACGAATTAGACGCAATTACCAAGCGCCATTGCTTGCGTCAGCTCCACGCCCCCATTGAGGGCGATTCCGACGCCAATTCACCCGAGCCACCATAGGCCCTGGAGGGGGCCTCATGACAAAACTTCCCAGCGACGAAATGGGGGGCTATAACCCGCCTGGAATAGCGCGCGAATACCACACGGTCATAGCAAAAAATATCCGCGACGGGTCATAAGCTTTCCATGTCAACTAATCTGCCCCACTGCAAATAGCGACTGTCAAAGACAGTAGCACCCCCGCCCCAGGCGCGCAACCCTGGCCGCGACCAGCAGCCCCAGGGCCGAGGTGTGGCCCCTGTGGGCCGATTGGCTTGTTTCTGCGGATTTTGGCGCAGCGCTATCCCCACAGGCGAGTGACACGCATCTCATTATTGGAAAACATGTCCAGTGACCCACCCTCCGCTCACTGACTATATAGTGAGAGGGTAAACCTCTTGGGGGGTAGGGGGGCAAGTATATATATAAATATATAATATATATATATAAATATATATCTTAAGTCTTAAAGTTGGTGATTTAGATTCTCTAGTTTAGATTCTCTAGTTTAGATTCTCTAGTTTAGATTCTCTAGTTTAGATTCTCTAGTTTAGA